AAAATAGGAACTGTAGGTTCCTTAGCTTTACCACGTACAAGAATCAGAGGGTTTCAATATGTAGGAAATTCAAGTGCTGGGTCAGTAGTTTTTAATCTGAATAGTACTTCCGGTGCAGAACTTCTAAAAGTTAATACTCCAGCTAGTGCGACTGTTACACAACAAATGTCTATACCTGGTGCTGGTATACTAACTACCAGAAGTAATAACACAGATTTTGCCATTATGACGTTAGATAACGTTGCGTTAATAACGGTATTTTGTGGTTAGAATTGATATAGGCTTTACTACTATGCTGCAACACATGAGAGAAGAAACAAAGAGCATAGTAGACTTAGCTTCAGTATTTACGGTTTTGGGGACGTTATTAGAATGGCTTCCCCATTTAGCTGCATTTTTTACAATAGTGTGGACCGCTATCCGTATTTGGGAAACCGATACAGTTCAGGGATGGCGGAGTAAGTAATTTAAAGGAGGCAAATAAAATGCCAAAAGTTGGAGATAAGCATTACCCTTACACACCAGAAGGTAGAGCTGCAGCGGCTAGAGATAGACAAGGCAGAGGATTAACAGCTACTGAAGGTTTTGATAGACCAGGACAGTTAGATGATGCTGCTGGTAGAGCTATGTATAAAGATGGTGGAGATATTCGTAAATTAGTAAAACGTGGTAAAAAAAATAGTAAAGCCGCAAAAGAAAAACCAGGAAGTAAAGTTCTGGAAAGAGCTAGAGAAAGAACTCAAGCTATGAAAGAAGGCGGTAAAGTACAGGGCTACGATTCTCGTCTTGATGAATCTTTAGGTGCTCGTCATGGTAAGAAGAAGGAGCAGAAATATAAAGATCGTCGTGATGAAAGCAAAGCTATGTCTAAAAAAGGCGGTGGTCGTGCTTATGCTGGTAATAAATCTTCGGGTAGATCAAAAGCTTCAAAACGTGCGGATGGTATAGCTAGACAAGGTCATACTAAAGGCCGTTTAGTTTAACAGGAGTATATAAATGGTAGCTCCTGTTATAGCTGGACTTAGTCGTGTGGTAGTGGGGTTTGCAAAATCACCTGCAGGTAAACAATTTTTAAAACGTCTTAAAGACGCAGGTAAAAGCCCCGCAGAAAGAAAAGCATTACTAACAGAACAAGTACAAAAAAGTTTTAGAGATTCTCCCGGCATAAGGCAACGATTAATAGCTCTTGAGCAAGGAGATATAAAAGAACTATCTAAAGCTGAAATTTTAGCTAAAAAAATAGCTGAGAAAAAAGCTGGAAAAAAAGAAGACCCTTGGAATTTTACTCAAAAAACTGGCCCTAAACCTGAGGATAGAAAAATTCATGATTGGGATGCGTTTAAAGGGAGCGGATATATACATGAACCAGTACCAGTCAAAGGTGTATCTGGTCCTAGAGAAAGAAAATTTACGTTAACTTCAAAGGGTAGAAAAGCCCTTCAAAAAGCTATAGACGATGGAACCGTAAACCAACTAACAAAAAGACAACAAGCGGCAGTAGCTAAACTAATTGATCAAGGCAAACTTAAATCACAACGTATTGCCACTACAGCAGGGGAGATGGGGACAAGAACTTCTGAAACTCAGCTTGGTTTATTTGGTGAACAAACAGTGATTGGCACAGCACCTAAAGTAATATCCGAAAAAGCACCTGTTAGCGCTACTAAAGCAAGTATGCTGAGAAAAAGTATTAACAATAATAATGACAAAATAGAAAAACTTAAATTAAAATTAGCAGATGACAAATTATCAGACGACGTTAAATATAATATAAATCAACAATTAGAGAAGGCTTATGCTAAAGCAGATAAGCTTGAAAATGAAGCTACATCTTTAAAACAACAAGGAAAACTATTTGGTGCGAAATCTTCAGATGAATTTTCAGAAGCATCCGCTGTTGCTGGTGCTAAAAGACATTTAGAACGAGAAAGACTAAAAAGAAAACGCATGCAAGAAGCGTGGACAAGAGAAAAGGAATTAAAAACAATTGAAGAAAACGCAGCTGCTGTAAGAGCTGATATACAAAGAGATCCTCGTAGATTACCTAAAGATGTATATGAAAAACCATATAACCCACAGGAATATGGGTTTGAAGGTTATAACCCCGGTTGGAAAGGTGAGCCTCGCGTAGGAGGGGAAAAAGTTTATAAAGGGTCGGGTAAATCACTACAAAGAAAAGGTTATATTGCGCCTAAAACCCATGAAACGATGAGTGGTACAGGTCGAACCGAATTGCCTGAATATGCCTTAGAATCACGCAAACCCTATGGAGTACCAGAAATACCAGGCGCACAAGGCGCAGCACCTGCGTTTGCAAAAGAATTAACGGGTCGTCAAACAAGAAGGTCTATGGGGGCTATAACTCCTGAAGATGATATTTTAGCCGGTGTTCCTTATAACCTTAATCCACAAGGCAGATTAAAATATGCATATCCTAAAACTGGGGATGTTAAAACATCTACAGTCACTAAGACACGTGAATGGGATCTTGCATCGGGAAAAATGAGAGATATACCGAAAGGAAGTCCTGAGTATGGTAAAACTGAAGTTTTATGGGCGGGGTCTAAAGGTGCTCCTCGTGATCGCGTGAGCAGCCAAACGGGTTTAACTTTCGATGAGTTTGATGCATTAAGCGATCTTCAAAAAAATGAGCTTAATAGACGATTACAATTAGCAAAATCTGGAGGAGCTAGAATTTCTGAACCAGCAACGGGTTATAAAATACCTCCTGAATTAACGCAAACTGGAATGACTCAAGCAGAATATGCTGGTCTTGCTGGGGCAAGATCTAGAGGAATGACATGGGGGGAACAGCGTGGAGCTTTAGACAGAGCTCAGGGAAGGATATTAGAGCGAACAACTCCCGGTGCAGCTGCAAGACATGATAAAACTGGTCGCAAAACTATTCTTGGCGATGGAACTGAAATGATTACAGCAGATTTTAGAAAACTACCACCAATGAAAAGATTGGGTATGCTCGATAAAAGTTTTGCTACCGCATCACCAAAAGGACAAGGAATTAAAAGTTTAACTAAACAACAAAAAAGACTAGATGAAATTAAAAAACCTAAAGAATGGTGGGACACAGGTGCTCCTAATAAACCTATGGATTACACAACAAGCTACAGAGGTGAAACTAAAGGTCAGGCGCTGAGAAAAGCTAAACAAGCAAAAGAAGAATTTAAGAAAATAGCTCTTGAATTTTCCCCAGAAGAATATGCAAAACTTAAGCCAACTGAAATAGCGAGTATACGTTCCTATATTAGATTTCACCCTGAAGGTGTAAAACAAGGCGCAAAAAAACTTAGCGAAGATATTTCGGAACTTGCTAGTCATATGTCAAGACCAGACGCAGTAAAATTTCTTATTAAACAGGGGCATACTTTAAAGGTCCACCCAAGAAAAATAGCTCCATTTAAGAAAGGTGGCTCTGTAGATAAGAATTGGATACAAAAAGTTAGGTCTCGTATAGAGAAAAAAGGCACTGAAGGGGTATGTACTGGGGAAAAATATGGCAGTTCCTCTTGTCCTCCGGGGTCTAAAAGGTATAACCTAGCTAAAACTTTTAGAAGTATGAATAGAAAGAGGGCATAAAATGGCTACTTCAGGAACAACTGATTTTAATTTAGACTTAAATCTTCTAGTAGAGGAAGCATTTGAGCGGTGCGGCTCGGAATTACGTACGGGCTATGATTTAAAAACTGCTGCTCGTAGTCTTAATCTGCTTACTATTGAATGGTCTAATAGGGGTGTTAATTTATGGACTATAGAAGAAGATACAGTTACTTTAACTGATGGAACAGCTACTTACCCATTACCTTCTAACACTATTGATTTAGTGAGTCAGGTTATTAGAACCGGGTCTGCAGGTACACAAGAAGATATTAGCATATCTAGAATGGCTGTTCCTACATTCGCATCTATACCTAATAAAAATAGTTCAGGTCGTCCTAATCAAGTTTACATAGACAGAAAAACAACTACCCCTACTATTACTTTATGGCCTGTTCCGGATAATGATGATTATACTTTTGTGTATTGGAGAATGAAAAGAATGGAAGATGCAGGTACGGGGGTTAATACTCAAGAAGTACCTTTTAGATTTTTACCGTGTTTAGTAGCAGGGTTAGCATATTATTTATCGTTAAAAATACCCGGTGCTGGTGAAAGAACGCAGTTTTTAAAACAAGACTATGAAGAACAATGGATGCTCGCTTCTACTGAAGATAGAGAAAAAGCTACTTTACTTATATCGCCGCGTCAACAGTTTGTATAGGATTTAATATG